AATCCTTTTTCTTCTATTGGTTTCATTGCGACAAGAACAACTTCAACTGCTGGTTTTGGTTGAAACCCACCATAACTTCCCTCTAATTCTGAACTACCTTTTGTAACTTTATAATTAGTATCTTTGTAATCTCCGTAAACTTCTCTATCTGATTTGGTTTTATTTCTTTTTGCTGATTGTGGGTCTTCTACTTCTTCTCTTTTGTTCCCTTGTTGTTTATCAATCATCTTACCAATGTTCATTGCTTTTGGAAATCCACTTGCGTAAGTCCAATAGATTGGTGTAAAACTAATATCAAATCCTGCGTCTCGTAGAGTTTGAGACATAATCGTCTGAACATCACTTCTTGGTGCCGACATCACAAATGCCAGAGCGCCTGGTTTCAATACTCGTAAACACTCCGTCCAAATCGGTTCAAAGAATTCTTTCATACCATAAGTGTCTTTTTTCATACCAGGACTCATCCAACCAACTTGTTGAGATTTCGTAGAATCTTTTTCTTTAAATGTATCCCAATGTTTGCCCATAAACCCATAACCGTACGGCGGGTCTGTGCATAATAAATCTACTGAATTATCATCAAGTTTTTTTAGTTCTTCTAAACAATCTCCGTTAATTAATTGTCTGTTCATTTATGTGTTTCCTCCGCCATAAAGTTTAATCTGTTAAATGTTGTTGCCAACCAACTATTTAGATTAGGTAATGCTTGATATAATTTATCTTCTAAAAACATCTTCTGAAATCTATGTTTGATTACTCGTTGAATTGGTCTTTCTGTTATTTCTTTAATTTTTAATTTAGTATTGCCAGATATAATACTATCATCTAAATCCATAAGTCTTCTGTTCATATCTAATAAATCTTTTGATTGTAATACTTTTTCACACAATGGATTTTTTTGTGTTTCTGCACTTCTGTATATATCGTCCAATGTATATTTTTCCTCTGTTTCCATAAATGGAAATAACTTTACTAATGTCTTCATACCAATACCATTTACACCTGGTATTCCGTCTGACTTATCTCCGTCAAACATTCTAAATAATAAAAAATTCTTTGGGTGTATTCCATATTCTTCAAATACTTTTTGTTCATCATACATTTTCTTTTTTGTTGGTGAATAAAGTTTTGTATTTTCATCTACTAATTGTAAGAAATCTTTGTCTGTTGACATAATTGTAGATTTATTGTTTTTGAAAATATGTTTAGAACAATAACCAATCACATCATCTGCTTCATTGTTTTCTATGTTGATAATGGTTAATGGTAAGCACTCTAAATATTCCACAACACGATTGAGTTGTCGTATCATCATCTTTTGTTCTTCTTCACGAGTCAAATAATTGTTCGCTCTATTCAAACGATACGACATTTTTCTTCCCATTTTATATTGTGGAAATATTTTTCTACGGCGGTTAGACCCACCCTTTCCGTCAAACACAACGATTGTTCGGGTAGGTCTAATCATATTGATTGAGAAAGCCAATGACCTTAAAAAACCAACTATTCCACCAACGTGAACTCCGTCCTCATTAGTAGTTGGTATCGCGGAAAACACTCTAATAAAGGTGTTCATTCCGTCTATCAATAAAACCGAGTCATTAGGTTTTCCACTATCTATTTCGCCGCCAGATTTTTTGATTTCGTCTAAAATCGATAGGTGTCTTTTGTTAATCACCGAGCACCTCATCTGTGAATTCTACATCATCAATACCAAGTTTTTCTTTGTATTGTAATATAACCTTATCACAAATGAGTTGGTAAACATATTCTCTCAGTTCATCATTTTTGGTAATTAATTCTTCCCAATCTTTTGACTGAAACTTATGCTCGTCTCCGTTTTGGTCCACTAATGTATACCAAGCTCCACCCACTTTTACAAGTTTGTGTTCTTTCATAACGGTTAACCAACCACCATAGTTGTCGATTCCTCTATCGAAATACATATCATAGTCTGCGTGTCTCAAAGGTGGACCTAATCTATTCTTGACAATCTGTGCTCTACACTTCATACCCAATACATTTTTACCTGTATCTTTGATTTGTCCCATATTTTTTAATCTAATACGAGTTGAAGCGTGAAATGGTAATGCTTTTCCACCACTTGTTGTCCAAGGGTCTCCAAACATTACTCCAAGTTTTTGTCTTAATTGATTAGTGAATACCAATGCTATGTTATGTCTTCCAATCATTTGAGTGATTTTTCTCATAGCTTTTGATATAATGATTGCCTTTGATGTGGCATATCCGTCTTTATCGAAGTCCGCATCCATTTCAACTTTCGTTGATGCGGCTGCTAATGAATCAACCAATATCGTTACACATCTATCTTTATCAGATTCTCTAACTTGTGTTACGATTTCTTCGATTGCTTCAAAGATTTCTTCTACGGTTTCTAAATGTAAATATAACATCTTATTTAAATCTAAACCAATGACTTCCATAAACTCTTGACTGACTGATGTTTCAGTATCTATATAAACTGCTACTCCGTCTTTCTTTTGAGTTTCTGCTAAGATGTGTGCACCAAGTAATGATTTACCACTTGATTCTAATCCATTGATTTCTGTAATTCTACCAACTGCAATACCTCCGTTTGGCTTATTTGAAATAGCTAAGTCTAATGTGGAACTACCTGTTGAGATAAATTCCTTGATATCTGTTGGTGTGGTATCACTTCCGTCTAAGAAGTATGCTACCTTGTTTGTATCTTTGAACTTTTTATTCAAAGAGTCGGCTAATGTTTTAGCCAATACATCATTTACTGACATTCTTTTACTCCGTGTTTGAATGGGGATTGACTATTCAACCCCCATATTGTTATTGTTTAAGAATTGAATAATTCATCAAAAGCTTCTGAAGTGTCTTTCACTTTAGAAGTTCCTAAATCAGAAGTCGAAACACTTTCTTGTTTCACTTCTTCTTCTTCTGTTGAGTCCTCACTTGGATTTAACCATTCGTTTAAAACATTGGTTAAGTCCTCATATGATTGCTCTTGATAAATCTCAGTTATGTCTTTCTGTGATGTCTTGACTTTTTCAAGCACTGATGGTTCATCAGAAATTGGTGTTTGATTAGGTTTCACTCTAATGTTTGTTTTAGGGAAACTTGCACCACTTTCCTCTGCTGAAATGAATTCAACCACTACATCTCTTCCATTAACTGGGTCTGTAATGTCGCCATAATCAGGGTCTGCGATTATAGAAAGTAGTTCTTGATAAACTGTCTTTCCAAATCCCCAAAATTTAACACCTTGAGATTCTTCACCTCTAACGATAACTGGCGCAAAGGTTCTCATCTTTGCTTCAAGTTTCTTAGATAATTGATAATCTTCTTTATTACCACTACCTTTGAGTTTCTGTGCGAACTCTTCAATTGGGTCTGGACGACCAAAACTGATTGGTGATAAATAAGAACGATTGTTCAGATTGTAGTGAAAGAATAATTCAATAAAAGGATTATCTTTATTGAATTCATAAGGCACTATACGAATTTGGGTTTTACCTGGTTGTGGCTTCCAAAGACTTGATGTGCGATTGTTTGTGGTCTGTAATTGACCGAGACGTTTGCGAATTGCGTTTAAGTCCATTTTTCATTCTCCTATTTTTATTTTTCATTTGTCATTTGTTAATCAAGAATAACCTTGATACATTAATAAATATAATGTTAATTTGTAAAAATGTAATTTTTTTTGCGTTTTGATAAAAAAAAGCCCCATTGTTTTTAAAGTTTGTATAAAAGGTGGAAACTAAAAATCGTTGGGGCTTTTAAAATTTTGGAATATATTGGGGATGCGAGATTAATGATTACTCACAATTTCCGTCTTGGATTTTTTTAACTCTAAACTTTACATCTATCAGTTACGATAGTTCATCTCAAGGTGGTTATTCCTCATTGATGTGAATACAACTTCTATGTAAATGCTTTATCTCTCCAAGTGTAGATTATTCAGCCATTAAGTAGGATTTCAGTTTTACCCTTACCTACAATAGAGTCATAAGAATCATCTTATGTTTTTTACGGAAATACATTAGACAATATCTGTCGATATAGATAGTTAAAATATTTTCCAACTATCAAGTCACCACAACTTTGTCTTAGATTGCGTTATGGGCTTCAAATGTCTACCCATTATTCTGCCAATCCCATAGAAACACCCGTCGGTATTTCTACTTTCCAATTCCAAATTGTCAAAAAACTAATACTTAATGAACTAAGTATATTTATATATATAAAACAAAAATCCCAAAATGAGATTTTTTTTAATTTTTTTTAACAAAGGTAGTAAACATCTCACGGCCACACTCTTTCAGTCATTAAGAGTTAATCGAGTAGCATCCGTATGAGCGTCTTTTCTCACCACCCCTTGACACCCAACTGGCAAAGAATCCCGAGTCAAGTTTCCAAGACAAGTATCTGATTCAATGTCAATCCAACTGGCATATCGGAAACAAACCACACTAAGTTTCCAAAGTGATTTGTTTGTTTTGTTTACCTAACCACCTGTCTTACCGCCGTTAACATCGCCCCTCTTGGACACGATAAGATTTCCGTGATGAATTTACTACCTAATTGTCAAATAACTTACATAATAATATAAGAATAAAAAATGAAAAAGTCAAGCTTTTTCTCAACTTTTTTTTCCTACATCAATTATCAAAAAACTTACACTATAATATAACAAGAAAAAATGAAAAAGTCAAGCTTTTTTTTATTTTTTTCCCCAAGTGGTTGTGTCTATGATTTGGTAGATTTTGGTGGGTATTTTTTGTAAACCGATTTCGTTCGTTAATAACAATGTGTTTTCAAATTCTAACCAATCAACCATATATGATTTATCCAATACGCCGTCGTTCTTTTCTCTGATGACTTCGTTTAATGCGTTGATTGTGTAGAGTGTGTTGGATTGTTTCTTTCTGTGAAGTGAAATGGTATCGATTACATTTTCTTGATAGTCGTGTTGATACTCAATATTATATGTGCAGATTAATTGATTTAATTCATTGGTGTTTTGAAATACATATATCTTTTCATACAATACATCATTACAAGTTACAATGATATCAACGACTTCGTTAAGTCTTTGTTTAGTGGTAAAGGTGCATAGTAATTGAGTTTTCATTAGTTTTCTTCTAATCCTCTTTTAAGTGAAGCTATCGCTTTGTTTATTTTACTTTTATCGGTAAACTTAATTTCATCACCTAAACTTTCTTTTAGTTTCTCTAACTTTTTAATTCTATCGTTAACTTCTTTTTTACCCTTTTCAGATACGAAATCTACATCTTCTGCTTCTATATCGTTTAGTGTATTTGCTGCTTCAGCTTCAATATATGTTTTTCTATCTTCTGGTGACCAAGTTTTAACATCTACATTTCCATTTTTGTATGCTAAACCACCGAATACAGTTTGTCCCATTTCCATAGCGGGTGCTGCTGTTATACCTTTTGCTCTTACACTCAAAGTAAAAATTGGTGAAATTGACTCTGGTGGTGGTGGTGAAGGATTTTCAATTTTTACACCGATAACTGGTTGTCCACTTTCTTTAGTGATGACCATTCTTTCTCTAATCTTCTCTTGAAGTTGCTTTTGTAATTCTTTCTTTTTCTTAGGGTCTTTCTCATTTTCCCATTTTTCGTAATCATCACCAATTCCAAACATAGCGACTAATGCTTTTTTCTTCATAGATTCGCCTTTTGGTGGTTCACCATAAACTACTTCAAGTCTATCTAATTGGTCGCCTGTTGTTCCGAATAAAACATCATCTATGTGTGTATGATGTGAAACCATTTTTTTAAAAGTTTCAGAATTTTTTTCCTCAGTAATGAAATCATACAAAGAATCTCGTTGTTTAAAATCTTGTGCTCTTGATTCTGTATAAAGATTACCAACACCTTGTTCTATTTCTGGGTCGTATTGTGCTAAACCAAAAATAACTTTTTTCATATCACCAGTATGACTTTTTGCATTTATTATATTGTCGTATAAATCATCACAAGTTAAACTTTGGATATCTTTTTTACCTGATTTTTTTGCAACCTGTTTAAGTCTTGACATTTTAGTTGCTGTTCGTGAACCAAAAACTTTTTTGTAATCATCTCCACCTTTTTTTGCTCTTTCAAAGTTAGCACATACTTTTTTCTTAACTTCTTCATCATTGAATTTTTCAATTGACTCGTCAAATATTTTTTGTTTTCTTTCTTTGTATGCGTTTTCGTTTCCTTCATACAATAACTCTGGTGGTAGGTCTTGTAATTCAAATCCCATATCCTCTGCGAATTTTTTAATATTTTTGTCATATCCACCATTGTAAACAAAAACTTTGAAATCTTTCTTAAGAGAAATACCAATTACTTCTCCGTCTGTTGTTTTTATAAACATATCCGCTGATGTTCCGTGTCCTTTCGCACCTACTAATTCATTTCCTTCTGGTGTATCCCAAGCGAAATCTTCAACGTTTTCAAGTTTAATATTTTCTTCAATC